GTGCGGGGCGCGTCGTCCAGGAAAACGGCGCTAGTGATTATTGCCACGGCTTATCCCTTCAGGTGTATCTCGATGCCGCCAGAGTCCGACTGCACCTCGACGAGTTGCAAATCGTACTCGAGGGCATCGTCTGCAATTCTGATTGGCGTCGAGTCAGGGTACGATTTGGATAGCGCCAGTAGTTCAGCGATGAGTTGTTGCAAATTCATAATAATTTATCCGATGAGTTCCTGTAGTAGTGTCAAGATTATGCGTCCGACACACTTGATATGGTTGCCGATCCGCCTGTGGCTGACAATGAGCTAGTTGTATTAGCGGGTTTAATGCTGTCCAAAAAACTAGGCCCAGTACCACCAAAACGCGCCGACACATACAACGTCTGCGCCCCGCCAGATTGAATCGTGTTAAACGATATAGTAGGGCCAGTAGCGGCCGCATCAATGTAGCTAATGTATATGTTGGCACCGGCGGCGGCGTTATTAGTTGAAAAGTCGTGAGCAGTGATTGTGAATGTTTTAGTCCCTGAATTCACCGCCGAGTACGGATGCCGCGTGAACCTTCCGTCAGCGCGCTTAATGCGGATTGTCCCACTTGCTGGGGTGTTTGCTGGAATTGCTTCGACAACAACAACTGAAGTGACTGCAACACCATTCAGCAGCGCGGCGTTAGATAGTTGTGACTCAAGCAGACCACCCGCTCCATTCTCCGGCCCGACCATAACCCGATAGCCCGTAGCCAAGCCGCCGACAGTGAAAGTGACATTGTTTGGCGGCTGACGAGTCGTACCATCAAGAGCAGTGATTTTGTCATTCACTGCAAGGTCAACGTACTCAAGCGAGAAGCCGTACGAACCAACCAGAGACGAGCCAGTGGATTGACCGCACATCGGGGTCGAGATTGCCCGGCTTGTAACGATGCCTGCCGTGGCCGTCACAACTCCCTGTGTCAATGTATTGGCAGAGGGGATAACTCCGGTCAGCAGTTGGATGTACAACGTACCCGCTGTGCCGCCGTCGTTGTCTGCAAGAATCTGTCCAGTGCCAGCGGTAACGCCCGTGCCCCAAGACAATGGCGTAGCACCGCCCTGCGTGAAGCTGCCACCTGCTTGCGCCGTGTATGCTACCGAATGAGTGATGCCACGGAACAATTCACCTGTCAGCCCGTACAGTGTTGTCGCCATGCCGTTGCGGGTCTTCCACTTCATGTACTCGTAGAATGTGTTGATGCTGTTCGCACCACGATCCCACTTGGAATAGTATTGCTCATCGACTGCATTGTTATCCACATCAATCAGATTGAATCCAGACGTGACGTTGGTGATGTCGGCCAATGCCGCAATCGTTCCAATAACTGTTTGGTTGTTCAAGTCATCGGAGTAGGTCAACGGGACGGAGTTCTTGCCACGATCCGTTGACGGGATACGGAACTCGGAGAATGTCTTACCCCATTCGCGCGTGGTGAATATCAAAGACCCGTTGTCAATGCTCACGCCTGCGGATTTGACCTTGACCATGAACTGCATGGCAATACCGTTCGCTTCATCAGGATTGATACCATTCTCTACCTCACCGAACGGGGTGTTATTCCAGAACTTATTTGTCAGAACGGCGTTATTTTGAATGACATTAACCACTACACCTCGGTTGGCAATGATGGAAATGCCATCATAAATAGCTTCAGTTCCGCCCGATCCCTGGATAATCGACCCACCATAAATAAATTCGCTGGCAGGAGTGACATAAGCGTCATCGAGGCTAAACCCATTCAGTAACTGAATAATAGTTGCGAACTTTTTATCTGACGGGTTCGGCACGGTGATGTCGATGAAGTCGTCACCGGACATAGTTCCATCATCCGCGCGATCTTGTAGAAAGCGGTGTAATTCCAGCACCGTGATGTAATTAGCTGCGGCGGTGCCGTGAGCGCCCCCGATATAACGGAGTGTTCTATCGCTGCGAACTTCCCATTTTGTGCTATCTAATGCCATAATTGTCTCCTGTAAATGTTCAAGCTCTAACAGAATGGATCAATTTACCTTCTTTGATGTCCGTATGTGCATTTGCCGCACTCGACATTGATGAATGATTACTGATTTGATCCTTTTTTATCGTACTGCGCTGTTGCCGTTATGTGCGTCATAAAACCCTTGGCATCACGATCAACCTTAAATTCCCATTTTTTAACATCCTGTTTTTCGTTCAACGTTATTTGCTTTGAATCCACCGCTATAAGCGCATCCGCAATAGCCTTTGAGATCATCGCAGCCATCTTCTCGTTTGATTTGCTTATCTCGACAACCGCAACAGCCAAGGCCGAACCGATCTCTTCCCCGGTAGTGGGTGGCGTTAAATCTTCCAGTGTGTCAAATAGGCTGCTCATAAACACTTCAGTAACGCTTCAAGTTTCGTTATACGCTGGTTGGCGGCAAGCACTGCTTTTTGTGCGCTGACCTGCTTACGCTTAGTCTTTCCATCAACCACTTTTTCCAGCGTTATTCTAAGCGATTTTGGGATGTCGTTGACGGAAATTGTTTGAGGCGTTACTTTGATTGGTTTTTCTGGTTCTGTGGCTGGATTGGCTGACTGTCCGAACATATCCACCACGCCGGTCTGCGCCATTCGTTTCACTTCCTCATTGGACTGCCCAAGCGCGAAGTTGTCGGATGCCACAGTGTTGACGTTGCGCTTCTGGGTGGCGTCTTCCTGCTTGCTTTCTGCCGATAACTTGGCAATCAGGTATGCGGCATAATCGTATGCTGTTTTACCAAGGTCGTAACCACCAACTTCATAGACGTTCTTTTTTCCAGCCTCTTTTTTCCTACGGTTATAGTCATCCTGCTCCTGCTGATTCATCCTATTCCATTGCTGGTTCGACTTTGGTTTGATTACATCTGCCTGATAAATGCTTAAACTTTCACCGGCTGCAACTAAACGCCTGACAGTATCGCGCAGTGTTGTTTGTATGTTATCAGCACGTATTTGCGCATCAAGCGTAGCCTTTACCTTCCCAAGTTGAAGAGGGGTTAATTCACTACCAAAACCATCAATGTTATTTTTCTCAACAACTGCTTTGTCGTTCGCAATTTTATTTGCATCGCTTGCTTCTTTTGCGCGTGCAAACTGCGCTAATTTGTTTTTCCTTTCAACTTCACCTTCTGGAGTAATAGAAAATTCATTTCTCTTAACTACTCCTTCGATCTGGTCAACACTATAACGACGCATTGTTCCATCAGGACTTTGTACCTCGTACAAATCGCCAGAGTTAAACTTAAGCCTTTGAGTAATACGCTGCGTTCCCCATTCAGAAGCCCATTCTCGGCCTATATTTTTATCTTCGGCTGGCTCGCTTACTGCATTGTCAGCACCAGCGCGTCCAGTATCCAATCCTCCGGCTGCAATATCATTCTGGTTGCCATGCTGATACTCCTTCCGCCATTGAGCTTGAGCATCTTCGCTATCAGGGATAGATTTACTGGCTATCCAGTCGGCGTACTCTAGGCGCGTTGGTTTTGGTGTCGATTCTGATTGCGCTTCGCTCTGGATGGTTTGGGCGGCTTCTTCTGCGGTGCTTTGGACATTGATGTTTCCTTGTGGTTGTAAAACTTGGCTTGGATGAATTACGCCTGAATCAATGCCGGCTTGTGCCGCTGTGCCGATCGCGCCATTACCGACTGATTGTTTGGCAATATCAAGTTGATCCTGTGCAAGTTGCAGATTCCAAGCCTTGTCACTCTCCGATTGTTTTTGTGCCGACTGCTGTTCCTGTATTAGTTCATAGGCTTTAGCTTCCTGATACTTGCGCATCGCTTCCTGCAACTTGAGCGCCATTACGGTTTTTGGAGTTGTATTCGGTGCTGGTGGGGAGAATTGTAGTGCGCCTTGATTCTGATCGGCTTCTTTGGATGGCTGCGCAACGTATTCGCTTTGGATTGCGCCAGATGGTGTTAAATCGAACGGGGTGGCAGGTGCGGTCGTGCTAGGTGCTGGCTTATCTTTTATTACATCCTGTGGTTTCCGTGTTGTTAGTTTATCGTATCCACGCGAGGCGATCCCTCCTGCTCCGGCCATCAGTGTTGTTTGTAGGATAGTTGGGGCGGCCACCTCTTTTAACGAAGTTGCCCAATCGATTATAGATGAATAATTTCTTTGCTGTTCATCGGTTAAACCAGCGATTGATTCTTGGCGTTGCTGTATCTGCTGTGTAACCATTTCGGTTGCAAGCTCTGTGCCGTACATGGAGGCAAGTTTTTTGAATGCGCGCGCGACAATCGTTTTCCCAAACCCACCGCCTTTGCCACGCAAAATAGCAAAATCAATCACATTGCCAAGTGCCTCCGGGATAGCCTCTGCTTTACCGTAAGCGGCAGTTTCAGCCTTGTTTTTTTCAACTATAGGCGCAAATTCTGCCGCCGTCAGTTCACGCCCGGCATCTTGTTCGGCTTTTGTTTTTAAGTCGTGCAGGAATTGGTTTTTACTGATTCTATCTGCGGTCACGCCAGAAGCCACTCCGCCCGCCGTGTAACCGGCAGCTATCCCTGTGACGGGGGTAGCCAATGATCCTGCGACACCGGCAGGAACGGCAGCGGCTAGTCCGGCCGCCATACCTGCACCAGAAAACCCTAAACTTTGCCCAAACCCTTGAATATCTTTGGTACTCACACCGGGGATTGCCGTACCTGTTTCTTCTTGCGACATTTCAGATGCACGTCTGGCAGACAAATCTCTTGAGTTCTTGATAAGCCTTTCAGACAAGCTATTTTTAGCATCTTCGCCAACAGGAATATCCTCGCCCTGATAAGCAGCAGCAGCAGCGCCTGCCAAGTGTTCCGGCACGTCTATGATCTGTTTACCGAGTTCCTTAATTGTCGAACCAAGCCCTAGCGGTTTAGGCGTGGCAATCGGGTCAGCATCCCAAAAGTTGCTTGTCGGCTTGGAAACTATTTGATCGGCATCCCAAAAATTAGCCATGATTAGCGTTTAATCCTGGTTGTTCCGTCTGGGGCGGTGTATTGCGTTCCACTGGGTAATGCTGCAAGTTGTTCTGCTGTGCTAATAGCAACAGGCGCACCATGTTGAATTTGTGTTTTTGGAACACCCAAGTTTAGCTTCTCCGCCTGCCCTGTCTGTGTGTTAATGCGCACAATATCCTGAGTAGGAATCATACCGGTTGGGTCTGTACCCTTAACCTGTTCAAATTTATATTGCTCACCGACCGGACCGGATAAGTCATGTATCTTCTGGATCAGCGCAGTACGTTTAGGGTCGTTCGCTGGCAGCGCCGCCAATTGGGTATGTAGTCCTTGCAAATATTGCTGCTCGGCAATTTTCAGCCTCTCTGCACCCATCGTCTGTACGCTTTGCGCGATACTTTGTTGCTGCGCTTCTCTACGCCCTAATGAGTCATACGTCTCAAGTGCATTTTTTTGTTGTGCGATACCTTGCCCTGCGACACGATCTGCGTTCTCGCTTTGCGCGTTGTAAATTCCAAGCGCTTGATTGTTGTTGGCCTGATTCATACGTCCACGCAACTTAGTCAAACCAAGCGCCATTGCCGCACCGCCTGCATTTGTAGGGGTTTGTGTTGGGGTCATATCGGCAATATCTGACTTACTGAACACAGGGTTTGGGGTAGCCAATCCTGAAGGCGCATTTAGTTGTTGGATGGATTGCATTTGTCGTTTAGGCGCTTGAATAACTTGCTGTTGTGGCGTGAATTGCGTTATTCCTCTGCCGGTCAGACTTCCTGAACCTTTGCTCATCGCATTGTTATAGTTCAAAGGTGCTGCTCCAGGCGCTTGTGTACCTCGCCGTGGATCGTTGACTGATCGTAGCGTGTCGTATTTTTCTGGTTGTTGTACTGCCTGTTGAATAATCGTGGGCGCTTTCGCAATACCATAAGCAGGGTCAGCTCCGCTGCGTGACGGGGTTGGCATCATCGCATTAACCGCGCCAATGGTTGTATTTTTAGCAGCCTCCCCTATAGCGCCTAATGGCAAAATCGCATTTGCAACCTTAAACGGGGCTTTTGCTGCTCGCCTTAAATAGTTCGCAATGCCAGACTTAGCTTCCTCAACGGATAATTGTGGGTCTGTTTGATAGTCTCTTGCCATGATCGTTACTCCTTAAATGTTTGCGCCAACCGAGATTGTGCTGTTGCGTGTTGCCATTGCTGCGGCTGCGACAGCGGCATTATGAGCGGCTGATGCGATGGCGGTACGTGCTTGTACATCGGCGGCATCCACTCTGGATGAAATAACGGAAGTTGCGCCGCCCATATTGATTTCTTCCATTCGCAAATCTTGTGAACGATTTTCCAGTAGCGTATTGATACGGAATTTTTCCTCGTCAACTTCAGCGGAATAAACTGCGACGGCTTGACGATAGAAGGCTTCTTTGGCATTTCCGATTGTCTTGGCATAATCAGCCGCATCGGATTGCACCATCGCGGTACGAATGAACGTGCCAAGCGCACCGACGAACTGCGCGCGCAAGGAAACGGCCTGCGTAATAGCGAACTTGTGATTTTCGTTCAGTGTATCGAATGCCTTAAATGCAATCTCTCGATTTATCCCGGAAAGTTTGAGTTGTGAATCTTGTTGGATCGTGGCAATAGTGTGATTAACGACACCCGTTGGTATTGAAAATCCTCGCGCAGCAGAAGCGTTGATAACTTCCTGTTCAGCGCGCAATGCTTCCTGCACTTCACGGTCTTTGGCGCGGTTATACAGTGCATTTTCAACCGCAATCGGCACGCCTCGACCATTGATGATAATGTCAATCAATGCGGCATCTGAGCCAGTCTTTAGTGTAGTGGAAATATCAGGAAAAAAAGTTGCCAGGAAGTTCTGAATCTGCGGCTGTATGGTGGCATGTAAAGTAGCCAGCGAATTATTGTATGCCGTCTGAACGTCGGTACTGAAGTCAGTCGCGGCATTAGGTTTGACTTGAGCGACAGCGGTAATATCAATTGGATTTGCTGCGGCATTGACAGTCTGCCAGCCAATACCCGCAACAGCATTATTCGCCCGCAATAATGCAGACTCAGCCTTGTTGAGCGCGGTATTCGCTAAATTTTTTGCATCAGTATAATCACTTGCGGCTTGGGTAACTAATTGATCGGCTGTTGTGGTCAAGGTATCCTCCTGATGCATGGCTTATGGGTAGGTTATTTACTATTTTCTACGCCCAATCATTTGAAAATACAAGCTACCTTTTAGCCCGCCTTGATCGCCTTCACCAACTCATACAGCAAGGGCTTGCCGATCTTGAATTCGCCTGATTTCCAGTCCTTGTCGCGCTCCTTAATGTAGGCACGAACATCCGGCCAGTGCAACCCGTTATAGGTGACGACGCAGTTGATTGAATCTTCACTCCATACGACACCTGCTGGCAGGTCAACGATCTTGGATTGCACCTCATTACCGTCTTTGTCGAGCAGCGGCTTCCATTTTTTGAACGTCAGCTCTCCGGTCTGCCAATCGAAATTATAGACTGCCGTACCATATAACTCCACCTGAGTACCATCCTCAGTACCACCCTCAATACCATCCTCTCTAACAGGGAAAATGCCGAGTGATGTTCCGGTTGCGGCATATCCTGCACCGTCAGCAATCAACCCTACAGGGGATAGTTCGATGGTTGTAACGCCAAACAGCGAAACATCATCAAATATGCTTGATGGTGTTTTGGTGACTGTATTACCAATAAATATATTTGATGTAGCATTTACTAATTGATGTTTATATACTTCTTGACGATACACTTTAAAAAAATCAGGAAGCGTTCCAACAAGACTGTTTTTATATATATCGACATTGTATCCATTACCAAAATCGCCATCTTGCACAACCCCATTCCAAACAATCCCAGGGTGCGCTCTTCTGGTTTCTGTTGATTTATGTGAGTTATGCACATAGTCATTCTTAATTACTGCTACATCTGATATGTACTGATAATACGTTAAATTTCCAATCGGCATTATTGTGGATAAGGCGTATCCTCCTGTATCACTATTATATAATCTTGAGACTGATTTGGTATAACCCAGCGTATCGTTTTCATCAGATTCATCAGATACCCAATTTGAAAAATGGCTTACTATTCTAAGATAAGAAGAACTTGGATTTGAAAAATTATTCACCGACGTTACTGTTATTGTTCGTGTTCCATCAGCCGTCCATGTTTTTGTTACTGTTTTCCCATCAACGATAATGTCGTATGAGTAAGTTCTTGCCCTGCGGAAAACTATCGTTCCAGGATATTGTAAAAAATCCGTTGAATCGCTTACCATTTCATCTATTTTATGTGTAACGGTAATAGGTGACGAATAAAATGCATGGGAAGCCAAAGAGCTTCCTTTGATTTTATTATTCCATCCATCTGGTAAAGTTCCAGTTTTTAATTTTGAAATATGCGAATCAGAACTTTTCTTTAAGGTTGCTGAAAAACGAATCATCATTTGCGCTACCGTTTCTAACGTTGGTCCATATCCTTTTTGTACTAAACCCAGTGATTCATCCTGATCCATAAGTGATTCCTTGGATGGCGTAATAGGCTGCAAAAAATCGTAGTTTGACCATCCATAGCCTGTATGCGCGTCATCAGCAATGTGCGTGCCGGATAATAACAACCATGCACCTGTGTCGTTTGGCCCTCTCTGGCCGGTAGCAGCGCCCGCACCTAAGCGTGGTGTCCACCCATACCCGCCTCCGAACATATTCCCGTAAGTACACCAATTAGACCAGACTTGCGGCGATAGATTATTTTGCGCGTAGCTGCCTGAACCTGAAACAATAAAATTACCTTTGCTGTCGTACGCTTTCCATTCTTGTGTAAAAACTTGATTAAATCCAGGTGCGTTATTTGATGTATAAGATATAAGCATCACCGGCCCGCCGGTGTACTTATCAGGATTAGGCATACTCACGCCCACGTAGTCCGTGCCTGTCGGTGTGGTGTAGCAGGTGTTCTTGAATGGATGGTACTCGACTATCACGCCTGACATTTCATCGGTAACGATGTAAACGCCCACCTTATGAGCACTGCGCGTAGAGGTGACGCGGATTGCCGCCTGTATTTCTTCAACAGTCGGAGCGCCGCCGTTCTTGCTGATGACATGGGGGATCATACACGGCGCTTGGTTGAATTCGGCATAAAAGCAAGGCTGTCTAGCTCAAAGTCTGCGCCGCCTACGTTTTTTACCTCGTGCTGCCAGTTTACCCCGAATAATCCACGCCCAATATCCACCCTGGCAGGCTTCACGGTTGCCGTGGCTGCGCTGAACGTATAGGTATAGGACTGCCCCTCGACATTACAGGTCAATGTCATTGGCTGCGCGCTCATGGCGTTACAGTAGGCATTCGCCATGCTCTTGATGAATGAACCGTCGAACTGCTCCGTACTCAAGTCAGATATTCCAGTGGTGATCGTGGCGTTGATCGGCAGACCGTTATCGGTATCACCGGATAACAGGAAAATCCCAGCTTCGTTGCACCCGTAGTAGTTCTCCCCGATCCGGCAGAAGGAATTGAATTTGAAATCTGCGTATTGAGCGGCAGTAGCCGTGTTGAGATTGAATGACCAGCCATCTGAAAGGCGTTGGTAATACCCAATGTTAGCAGCACCTGATACCTTGCCGCCGCCGTGCATGGCAGTTTCAATCCAGTTGACCGCTGCGGTTGCCGTGCCGCTTATCTGCGCGCCGCCAGTCATCGCTTGAGCGTGGTGCAGAACCGAGATTGCTGCCACCAAAACTGCACCCGATACCTGAATTCCGCCTGCTGGAATATGCGAGAAGTTCAATACTGCGACTGAATCAACCAGTGCAGCGCCAGCCACTTTCGCCCCACCGCTCATATCATCATGCTGGTAACTCAGCAGGGTTTGAAATACGATATTTGCTGCGCCGGATACCTTTGCTCCACCTGAAGCCGTTAGGCTAATCTTGATAGTTGAAAAGTCAGAGATAACCGCCGAGCCGCTGACTTTCGCCCCGCCTGATGGTTGGCTGGAGAAGGTCGTAACTATCGCGACCCCTGATGCCTGCGCCCCGCCGCTCCCAGCCATTTCTTTCCAGCCGTAAGTCACCGGCGCCGAGCCGCCAGATTGCGTGCCGCCCATCATTACCACTTGCGTTATTGTGACCTGAATCGCAGTGACCGTCGCCGTGCCTGATACTTTTACCCCGCCGCTACCTGATGCAATCCACGGATCAAGCGCAACGTCCGCCCATCCTGATACCCGCGCACCGCCCGACATCGAATAACTTGTAGTGGATGCAATCGCCTCAGTGAATCCAGGTGATAACTGGACTCCACCGCCAGTATAATCGCCAAACAGCGCGGACAAGACAATGCCAGCGGGGGCTGATGGTTCTGCCATCAATACCGACAAAGCCAGCCCCGTCCGTGCGACGGGTTCGGCTAGTGCCACCGCTGGAAGAATGACAGGCATATCCGCCCCTTAAACCGAAATGGTCGCTTCGGTTAAATTGATTGTGCTGCCCGAGGTGATCGCCACCGTATCCAGAATGAAATCCGCCGCCGACGTGCCAACCGTGCCTTGCAATACATACGTTCCTTTGACAATACGTGCATAGGTTGCCGTGCCGGTTGCTACCGCTGCGCTCGATACAAGCGCAGCGGTTAATGCTGAAGCGCCCCCCACTGCTGCCGCCCACGGACTCGTTACGCCATTAGTAAAACTCACTAGTAGCGTGCCGGTTGCGGCTAAATCTGCACTGGCAGGCGGCGTACCTGAATACACGTTCGTCACCGAACTGGTGCATAAACCAATCGTGGCCGCCGTCACATTCATCGCATTAGCAATCGCGTCCACCAGCGCGATATTCATCATCACTGCACCTAATACCTGCGGCATTTTAAAGCTGAAGGCTGTGACCGATAGCGGCGTACCTATCGTGGCAGTTAGTGAATCCAGGATTGCCCCGCCACCGCCGCCGGACAAACTAACAGTAGTATCAATAATACCTACCTGACTTTGATTGTAGATGCGGATATTTGCCAGTGATGCTACTGTGGTCGATGGTGTGGCGCTTTTTGGTGTGCCTAATGTACTTACACCGACACTGGCTGCGGACATAGACGCTCCCAGGGCGAATGACGAAACGGCTGCAAACGGCAATGTTCCGGTTAAAGCCAGCGTAGGGTCGGGTTGTTGTGCGCCAGCATACGGCATGACATAAAGCGGTTGCACGTAGCTCAAATTCGTTGCCGCCCGCCCCGTTATGGTGTCAACAATGGCATTTTTGTATGCCGCACTCAGGTAGGTAGCCATGATCTACCTCTTAAACCTTGGATAACGTGATCTTCGGCGTGATAATGATCTGGTCGCCCGCGTACTGCACCACTTTGCCCGCGACAAAACGCTCCGCCCAAAGCAGCACGCCGGTTGTGGTATCTACGACAAAGTAACCGAACACTGTGACCGCCGTTCCTGCGCTGAATGTCCACGTCTGCGCCGCTTGTGAGGCTTCTGCCACGCCGCCGTTTTGCGCGATTGTCCAACTCCCTTTAACCAGTGACTTCGCTGCGTAGCCGAGCGTTGCCATTTCGGTGTAAGTTGCCGCCACGTCTGTGTCAGCTGGGATAATGTCGTTAGTGAACAACTTGAGGATTTGATTGCCTGGCGTTGCAAAGCCCAGCATAAAGCCCAGGTTAGTGTTTTCTGATTCGGTTGGAACAATTAAAGCCATGATATTTCTCCTAAAAAATTAACCGCCTGCGATCAGGCCGGATACTTGTGTGTTATTTCCAACCACAACGAACTGCCTTGCGCCGTCCTTCTCTCGCACTATCGCAGCGACGTTATTCATTTCACCGGATGCGATACTTTTTTCTACCAGTAATTCGACAATTCCGCTATCTTTCCCTATGCATGGGCCACGAGAGGTCATCCAGATTGCATCTGTTGTATTCGGGATGGTGGTTGCCGAGTTAGCTTGCGCGCTGAATTCAAGGACAATGCGTTGCACTGCGTCTGGTTGTCCGGCCATTGGTAGAAAATAGGTATTGTCGGCACACACATAAATGCCATCAGTAACCGAAGCAATTACCGATACCGGCGCGAACTGATAGAAATTCTTACGCCGATCAACATGCTCATAATCTTGCGATTCGGTATACCATACAATATGCGTATCTGCTGCATCAATAATAAAAATCCAACCGTTGTAATGCGTCAAAGCACTACCGAATGGAGGGGGTGATAGGTGTAAGGTCCGCAATGCGTGACCGTTTACCGGTGTGTCTATGCTAGTGAATTGGTCGGTAGGATTGACTTCAGCAGCCAGATACAGCGTGTCGCCGTTATCGGCTGTGAGGTACAAACGTTTTTTAGTCACGTCCGCATTAACAGGATTCGGCATGGACAGTGTGGTGATACCGCCATTAACTAATAGGGTTATCGAGGTCAGCGTAGAATTACCAGATTCACGCCCGTCTGCCGCGACATAAGTGACGCACGCCTGATAAATACCAGCGGGTAGTACACCCGCTGAAGTTATTAACGTAGGTGCGGAAGTCGGATTATCAATTCCCCATGATTCCAGTACGCCATTATTGATCCTAGCGCGAGCCGTTGCACAGGTGAGATAGACTATGCTGTTGATTTTTTGGTAGCTGATACGGTTCGTATCGGCAGCAAATGCACCAAGAGCCACGCTTGCGTTACCCGGCACAAACCGATACAGCACGTTACTCAACACATAATAGGCTGTCACCCCGTCAGACCAAAGACTATGCGCTCCTGCCAGTGCTAGAGCCAGCGTTGAGCCTTTACGTCTGCGCAGTCGACCGGAGTCCAAAACATCGGCATTGACGATCCGGCGGGCTACATCATTCGATAATTCGGTATCAGCGTGGATATTATCCATCCCTTTGAAGCCGCTGAAATTAACGACGGTAGCCATTACCAGATCATCCGTGTGACTGGCAGGCGCTTATCACGGCGCTTGCGTTGCACGTTCGCGTCTGGCCGATAACCGAATGACTCAATGAATATCATTTCCTGCTCATCAGCTTTTGCCTTATCGAATCGGTCAGAGTCCTGTTTGAGTAGCGCGCAACGATATATCCACGGCATTAAGCGCAAGTGATAAAATGTTGGGATTTCAGGAGCAACCGTTGGCGCAGCAGTAGAAAGAGGCGTGAGTAGAGTTCTGTACACGGTCAGGTAAATTTTTGGCGTAATAAGAATTGTGGCTGCGGTCGGTATTGGCACAAGCCGTAGTGACTGCCCTGTAATAAAATAGCACTTCGGCACGCCGGTTTGTATTTCCCATTGCTGCCCTGGCAAATTACTGTAGCGGTTATCAATCTTGAAGGCAATCTCATTATCGAGCGATTCAACACTGGATTCTTCCAATTTGATACCAGCATAAGTGACGCGCTTCACCTTAATCACCGAGCCATTAAGTGCATAATCTGCCTGACCATTTACTAAGGTAATTTCACAACACACCGCCGTTGTACGATCCTCAATCAATAATGCACGTTCACATGCCTCATTCAAAGCAGAATTCAGGTATGATACAATTTCCGCATCTGTCCACGCATAGGGCGCGATCACGTCCTTGCGCTGCAATCTGAATTCAGCAATGAAGTCGGTGACGTTCATTTCGACATTTCATCCCAGATAGCGTCTGCTTCGCTACGAGATACGGTGAAACCAACACGTTCGCAGAGCTTGCCGATTGCCGGTTTACCTTGAGCGGTGAAATCTTCTTCATTGCTTCCTGACAGCATTGCATTCAACGCATCCACAATAACTTGTTTTCGATCAAAGGATGGCGTGTCGTCTTCTGGTGTGTCATTTACCCCTTCTGGCAAACAACCGTTTGCAATTGCTTCCTTATGAAAACGCTCATCCAGCACACAAGGCGCTACGGTAACAATGGCAGTTTGCCCGCTAGTCAGCGCGAGATACACATCTTCGTTAGAATTTGAACGGAATTTCATTTTTTAATCTCCTGAATAAAACCCCGGCGAACCGGGGTTGTGGTTAGGTTTAACCTTGGCTGAAAGAAGCACGGCCTTTGACGTAGTACTGCACGCTCAAAGTAGCTGCACCTGCGGTTGCTGCCGCGCCAACATAAGCGGGCGTTACATTCAGCACTTTTTCGGTATTGGTATGCACAAAGCCGGTCAGCGTCAGCGCGGTACGAGCTGCGATCTTGAGATCAACCGCAGTCGCATAACGAGTTCCTAGCGTGACATCACCCACGTTTAATGTGGCTGTTGTAGCAGTATTGAATGCAGTTGTGACGGTCAATGCGCCGCCAATAATAACTGCATTCTGCGGAATATCCATCGCGGCATAGGCCGTGGCGGTAGTTGGAATGTCGGCAAAGGTGAAGTCAACACTTGCTTGAATCACTTCTTGTCGGCCTGAGTTCTTGGTAATAGGCATGATGTTTCCTTTCGTTTAATTTAGATAGCGCAAGGCCGAAGCCTTGCGTAATTAGTTAGGCGATGTACGTGTCACAGGTGACAATACCGAAGTCTTGCACCGAGCCGTTGTAGATACTATAAAACTTAGGCTTGAGCAGACCGAGCATCTTGTCGATATTGATACCTTGCTGACTTCCGTACTGGAACTCTTTTTCATTCCATTCTGGCGATCCAATATCGGCCATACCAAGTGCTTGCGCACCACATAACAGCGACCTTGTGCCATTGACCGCACCACCTGCGCCCCACTTAGAGCCACTAATTGCGCCTTTAGTGGTGTAAACCAAGCGGTGTTCGTGGATCACAGCGCCGTCGATGGTGACTGTACCGCCTGTAAACCAAGGTGAATCCGTACCTTGCTTGGTTGCTACACCGACCACTGCGCGTTGGTAATCTGCATCTTTTTTCAAAGCTGCTAACGTGCCAGGTGCTACGAACAGCACGTAGTACTCCTTTCCGCCAGACATCAGCGGTTTGACGTAGTTTTCCTTGGCGTAGGCAATCAAATCAACGATCATCCGATAGCTTGGCAGGTACGTGCTGGCAATCGCGCCGGTTGACGACACCTGTAGGCTAGTGCCGTCATACATCAGCGAACGCTTTGACGATGGCGCAGACACATCAGCGGCAAAGGCCAGGTTAGGGAAAGGTGAGGCGGTGCGAGGCGCGCCGTTATTCATGAAAGCGTAGCTGATACCTGACATTGTGAGGAGTGCCAGTTGGTCAACACGGTTAGCCAGCCAGTAGGCCAGACGATCCTTACCCATTTCACGGAAGTTGATAACAGATTTCTGATCTGACAACTTACCTTTGTTGCGTACCGAGTGAGTTATCAGGTCAATGTTAAGCGCAATACTGTACGACTGCATTGCCTCTTCGTTGCCTTCTCGTTCGTTATCACCGATCACACCATCATCAACCAGATCAGCGACCAACTGCATCAGCACCTGCTCGCCTTTTTCGGTCTTGGTAAGTTCAGTGACGCGCTGAATGACGGCATTGTCGCCGCTACCCATGAATCGTTTAATAAACATCTGATCGCGCGCGGCTTGCCATACGTCGCGTGACCAGACAATTTTTTGTTGCGGGGTCAACCCCGAAAAATTAGTTAATCCACCAGCCATGATATTCTCCTTAAATTGATTGCGTAGTTACAGAACTGCTGTAGGCATACGCTGCCAATGCGAGAATTCATGATATTGTCAGCTATCAAGAGGCCGGACGTTTAACGCCTGTCTTTGGCGAAATCACCAGTTTAGGTGGGGTGAATCATTTTGGCTTATGCATCGCCGCGTAATCGTTTCTTTTCTGCTGGAGAGAGGTTTTCAAACTGATCCTCTGACATTTCTGCCACGTTTACGCGCCCTGCTGTCGCCCTGTTTCCTGTGCCGACTTGTACCGACGGTGGCTGCAACATTGAATCTGCCGCACCCCGCGCCGTTGCCGCCGCACTTCTACTATCTGTTTTTCTACTTGAAATCTCACCAGATTGCAATACTTTTCCATTGCCCTCGGGTGAAAATAATGGCGCGATCTTCGCCACCGCTTCACGCAACGCCACGTCCATAGCTACGCCTTTTGCAATCTTGCTGTCACGCAGCGCGATAATCAACTCCGTGGCTTCCGCCCCCTCTTCGGTATTCAGGTATGGGTAGGCTTCAAATGAGCGATCCGCTTCCGCCTGTAATGCAGACTCAGCCTGTTGCTGTAGGCTAAACTCTTGTCGTTGTGCGTTGCGGCTTTCAACTTCAGCTAACATCTGTTCACGCTGGTGAGCGTTAATTTCCCGGCGGATTACTTTCGCCGCTTCTACATCGCCTTCCATAAACGCATCAATATAGGCCTGTTCTTTGGCATCTTCGTCAAAGTTTGGCTCAACCTTCGTATCAACCTTTGGCGCACGCAATGACTCAATCACGCGGTTGGCTTCAGCAAGCGCTTCCTGAAGTTCAATTTTTTTGTGATTAACCTCGTCAAAGCGCGCTTTTGGAATATGGCTAGGCATAGGTTTAGCATCACTTTCATCCGCAACAACTGCTGGTGCTATCTCTTCCTTTGCCAACTCCTTGGGATTTTCAACAGCGAGTTCTGGATCAATCTTATCACCACGATCTTCAGGCTCTCCAGGCTCTGGATTGGCTTCACCTTCAGCGGCGATCACATCACCCTCTAAATCATCTTTAATATATTGCGACATCTTTAGTTCCTTTCAGTTTAGTTACACACGATCAAAAAATATGACATTACACGACACGGCGCGTTGATCAATAATTCCTTGAATTAGTTCATACTCTTACCCCGTCAGGTCTTTGTGTTTCAATTCCAGCCATTTCACCTATGCCAGGTGTTGCTGGCATAACAGGGGCTGGCGGCATTACCGGGTCGGTGTTAGTGGGTTGATTGACTTGTGGCACGGCCATACCTTGCGGTTGCGGATAGTTTGGATCGATACCGGCAGGATTTGGAGCCTGGTAGCCAGCCGATTGCATAATTGCATCAGCTATTGGCGCAACCTGCGGTATTTGTGCCACAACTTGACCGGCTTGCATTGAGGCGTAGGCCGATTCCACGCCAATCTTGACTTTGTTGGCAATCGAGGTATCAGCATCAGCATCCGTCTTGCGCGCTTGGGCTTTGAGTAATTCCGCTTTCGCTTCAAGTGTCGGATCGGCAGGTGCTGGCTGTATATTTGCCAGAATTTCATGTTTATCTTTATTAGTCAGATTACTGTAACGAATTACAGTCGCGTCTGGGATTGCTACACCCTCCTTACGCATTTCAAGCGCCTGCTGGAACTGACTATTTGCGAATGTGACATGCATCGGCTGCTCGGAAATCACCACGTCATACGTGCCGATTGTCAGGTCATTAAAATAACTGCCTGTTTCAGGCACAAACTTATTGATTTCCAACAAGGTTTCGATTTCCTTGCCGGTTATTGGGTCGGTATCAGTGATTTTGAACACACGGTAGCTGTCGTAATAACGCTGCACTAGCTTAATAATGCGCTTAGCCAACAGTAAACGGGTATAGGCTAAGTTGTCCTGCGGGATCGCCAGTTGCTGTTGGCTGGCGAATTGATCGGCCTGTTTCGCTACACCAGAAACCGAACTTCCCTGCAATCCTCGCATCGAGTCCGGTACTGTTACATCTTTAAGCGCCTGAGTAGCACGATCAATCAACCTATCAACCCCTGTCGGCACTTGATTTGGCTGTATTTTTGTAGGCTGGTTTGAGCCTTTTTTATGTTCCAGCACCAGCCCGGTCATCGCTCCGATTTCGGTTAGCTCGTCAGTGTCCATGTTGGTTAAACTATTTTCCTCAACTACCCACCCTGAATTTGCTGAGCTGTTGATAATATGAACAAACTGCGATACCGCTTTATTTAGCGCCTCTTGTGGGCCGATTGCGTTGTCCACCATTCCGCGTGTCTTGCCGCGACGGAAATAGCTGAAATAAGGAATAATGGTAAAATGTTCGTATGGACTGTACTCATCAAACAATGTTGCGCAGTACGTGGATACTGTCCATCTGATTCTCTTGCGCATCCGACTGGCTTTGACTGCACCTCTAGCTTGAGCATCGGCCAGTTGTGCTGTGGTCATATCTGCAATAATCTTAATATCGCCCGATTCAGGATAGACCATGCACGGGGTTTGTTCATAAACGAATTTCTGACGATCAACAATGCGATACCTTTTGATGTTATCGGTGTCGTTGCTATTGGTGTAGGCATCGTATAATCCGTAACGCCCTTGCACTAAATTACCGAACTTATTGCGGTCTGGCTCTGCGTCTAGCGTGCCGAAGTCGGCAGACGAATCATAGGTTTGTTCCGCTTTATCTCTAGCCTTTGCCCCGTACCGTTGCTCAATCTGTCCTAAACTCAGCCAGCGTGTGATAATCACATCCGCCCACTTATCAGGATCGTAGTTTTTTGCATCTGGGTCAGGGATGACATCCATAGGATCGAGCGTTTCAACCTCAATTTCTCCCTTGATATTCTTGTCGAAGTTAACTCTCATATCATAATAGCCGCGCTGCTCAATCAATCCATCTGAATACAGTTGGGTTTCGTGCCAATGTAAAGCTATTTGGTCACACACCTGTTTCACGACTTTGCTTAGTATCGTGGCCTTATCCATATCCGACTCTCCACCACGCGGCTTGAATGCGATGTCCATGCGATTTTGAATCTGGTAGCCTACCGCTGAATTTATTGACGGCATTATCTCGTTGAACTCGTAGAACGGACGTTTTTGCCTGGACAGTACCGTTTTATCGGCTTCCGCCCACTGCTCACCACCGCCTAGGTACATGCCTTCGCATTTACGCGCCTGCTCCATATATTGCAGGTGACCTCGATCTTTACCATACAGATACCTGTGCCAGTTCTCGCGGGCTACGTCATCGAATCCGGAAACAGTTTGTTTAGTCATGGCAATTCCTGCAATGCGTGTGATGTTGATTATTTTTTTCTACGCTAATTATATTTTTATTTCAAGCGATTATGCAGATTGCGCCGTGCCTGAATTGCTTGTTATATTTTTAAGCCGGTCTCGCCAGTTCTTTTCTGGCTTGGCTTGTGCTTTTGGTTCTTCGTGCGCTACGCACATTAAGCCAAAAGCGTCTGCACCATGACTCGCCCAATCATGCTCAGGTCCAAGGCCGATATTGCGCGTCTCGTCCTTTTTTTCGTGATACCAGCCCAGTGCATCCAACCCTGGCGCGCACTTCTCTTCGTCAAACCACATCGCACCGAATAAGCGACGACCTTCCTCGATCCTCGCCTTGGCTGCACCTTTACCCTGATTTGGAATTACCGTCACCGTATAACCGACAGCTTCAAGCGAGCTTTCGTATGACACGTCATTTATGCGATCCTGCGTCTTTCCATCGTGAGGCAACCAGATTTGCGCCTTGTCAGGTGTATATCCCTGTTCACGCAGCCAAATAACATGCGCCGACAGGGGTTGTCCGACCACCTCATAGTAATTCAGTACCCTGATTTCCTTGCCGATAAACTGCGCAGCCCACATCGCGAAAGCGTCTGCACGCGCTCCAGTGCCGCCGATGTCGCAGAACAGTCGTATTGTCATCAGCGGGTCAGCAGTCACACGACCTATACGCCGTTGCAGTTTGGCAGCGGTGATTCCTGCGGCGTAATACGCTCCGGCTAGAACAGTGATGTAGCTGCCTCCCCAGATGTAATCGTAGGTGTCAGGACGCTCTGCTAAATCTTTAAGGCGTAACCGCTCCAGAATGGCAGGAAACCACGGATTATCACTCCAGTTCATTTCCGCCACTTTAACGCTAGCGTCTTTACTATTCCTAAAACGCAGATCAGTCGCGCTACCCTTGCGCTTAGGGTTCCATGTTACCCATAGCTCAGAATCTTCTTCGCGTAGTGTCGGAATCAGCACCTGCCATGCCTCTTCCGTGACTGGCTCTGCCTCATCCACCCAGCACAACAATATGCGCGACTTGGATCTGACTGATTCGATATTCAGGTCAAGCCCGGCAAACTTGTATTCCACACGTCCGCATTTGGTTCTGATGTACTTCTCGCCTATGTCGTAAAACTTAGCAAGCCACGGCTCAGACTTGATCGCAGCCTTGATTTCTTCCATTGAGCTATCATCGAGCGAGTTCATAAACTGCCTGCCGCACAGGATAATTCCTTCGCGTCCAGCCTTAGCCCATATATAACCGCGCACCGCCGTCATCTTGGCAAACGTGCGCGTTTTCGCAGAGCCGCGTCCGCCATGCGCGCCGCGAATGGTTGCCTTACCATCAAAAATAGGGATTAGTTTCGGTGGGATTTCAAGCCGACGAGTGGTCATTTCAACACACTTTCCATGGTCGGCACCAGGTTGATCTCGTAGATGGCAGCATATTACTATAATTTTTTTCCATGCGATTAGTTATCACGTCATGATATGCCTAGTTATGCCAGGTGTTGGGTAACTAACTCCGGCTGGCAATGGAATTTTTTTTTCGACTGCCGGATTTTCTGTAATTTTTTCCGTCATGAATCCTGTGCCTTTATTTTTACCGCCACTTGCGCGGATAAAATCAACCTCAACCTTTGCGCTGTTGATGATGGTCTGGGCTAATTCCGACTTGGCTTTCGCCAGCGCTATATCTTCTGCGCTTGCTCCAACTTTAAGCGCGAGCAGCGATTCAAACAAGATGTTGCGCAGGGTGGCGATGTTGTTAGTTTTTTGTGGCATGATTTTTTTCCTTTTTATTGATTTGACGGTTAAGCGCGCCGCGCAGTTGTATAAGCGTGGCAATCTCTTTTGGGTAATTATGATAACTATTTCTTTTCATGTTTTCTGCACGGCTGATACAGGCAAGGTTTTCGATAACGATATTTGATTTATTCCCATCCTTGAAAATAATGCAATGGTTTTTTGGGATTGCTCCGTTGTGCGACATCCATAACAAAACATGGACATAGACATAATCGCGTTGCGTGCATCCGGTGGAGGTAATTTTTCTGCGCAGATACCCATCGGCAGATATTGATTCATAGCCTATTGGATGCGCGTTGTGAGGTGGGTGGCCTTTTTTGAAACAGGTTTCTTTTGATCTTCCACCAGCGAAAAAATGCCTCCCTTTATTCCATGCCTCCTGCCCTTTAACAAAACGCGTCCTCTTTCCTTGTTCGCAAGACAGTCTACCGGAATCTGGTGATTTTAGAAATTCAGCAGATTTTGCCAGTTTTAGCTCACTGGCTTTTGAATAAATCGAGTGGCGTGCTCGGCCAATTATATCAACCAGGCGACATGCGCGCGTGTCAGGATAATACTTTCGCAACAACTCAATCTGTTCGGGCGACCAAAATTGCCGTGGTGGCCTGATATTGCGAGATTTAGTCATGTCTTATCCC